CAGGGAACACGACGAGTTACGCTTTTATGCACTAAAGGGAACACTTTGGGAATATCCCACGACCAACCAATCGATGATGTTTGATGTTAAGAATCTTGTAGTAACAGAATTAGGCGCGATAGATAATATTCGTTTTTATGACGGAGTTGATTATCACATCGGGGACTTCTGCGGAACGGCAGACAATTTAGCGAAAGACGCTTGGCATTCCTTTTCGGCGGAATTCGTAGCAAAAACTGACTATATTAGTTTCTATATGCATCAAGACGGAGCAGATGGAGCGGGTACAGAATTTCCAGCAAACCCCACAAAAGATAAATTTTCTCTTAAAAATATTGCTGTAACCCAATTGGCCACGATTTATGAATCAGATTGGGGGATAGCATCGTCTCATGGCGACCACGGATGGACAAATGAGCGGGTTTATTGGGATTATATGGGTGACCCTAATGCTATACAGATGGTAGCCGGTTTTAACGAAGATTCTCATTATATACACCAAACATTTCCTGGTATGGATATCGGTAAATCCTATAGCATCAAGGGCAGGGTTTATATACCACCCAGTAATTCGTCTTGTGATGGAGTTTCTATTCAAGGTTATCCGGGTGCAGATGTGTTGTGGTCGAAGACTCTTACTCCGGGGCAGTGGTATGATTTCGAATTTAATACCTCGACGCATAACAGGCTATTAATATATCAGTTAGCCTCGACAAACAACAACGGTACACCGTATGTATTTACCGGTGCACAACCAGCTGAGGGCTATGATCTTCTCCGACTTGGAAATATTTCAATAACAGAAATACCTACGTATAGCGGGATGATTATATACGCTGGCTCGGCCTCTTCATATGAAGGCCGACGGTTTCATATCGATTATAGTAATTTCATTGACATGGACTTAGAGACTTGGGTAGAGTTTGACGCTGATTTTGTTGCTAATTCTGAGTATCTTACTTTTATCCCTTATGGTCCGACTGACGGTGTGGGCCCTCCTACAGATGCATTTTCAGCGTCAACTGACGATAACTATGGAATTAGAGACATTATATTAACGGATCTAGATAATACGGACGGATTTTCTGGAGCCAGTCTTTCTATACTTCAAACGAATGCGGATTTGAATTATCCGATGGCTGTATATAGTAGAGCTGATACGGCGATAGCTTACCATAAAGTAGTCCGGTATAACAGTGTGGTTGCAGGGAAAAATTATATAATTACAGCAAAAATTTATATACCTTCCGGCGGCAAAAACATCAGAGGCTTCGGATTCAAATATGGTAACAACGTGCCTGATGGAGATTTTACTATTATTCATCCTCCGCTTGATGAATGGTATGAATTCTCTCATGAATTTACAGCGATAGAGAGAGATCCCGATACATGGAGTACTTGGATAGAATTTTGGATGGCGAACAGCGATACTGCAGATGTTCCTGATACATTTAATTGGGCAGGGGGAAGTACTGTAGGCCTATATGACGAAATGTATATTAAAGATGTTGTAATATCGGATAGAGATGTGTTGAATTACGAAACTAACCCTAATTATGTAAAATCTGTCGGGATGCTGTCATCATATCCGCTTAGTTCATATAATTTAGCGTGGGGCTGGGGATTAGGAGAAACCGTTACAAATGAAACATTTAAGACCTACTTCGCCGTCTACGATCACATTGAATACTATTCGAACGTATTATCGGAAGGGATTATAGATTGGACTAATTCTTATACCAATTTAGTCGAATCACAAAGCGGCTTAGAAAACTGGAGTACTTCTAACGGTATTGTAGAAAGTATGATAGATTATGAACTTAGAGACGGGCTTGGGCTATTCAACACTACTATTTCCGGTGACAATCGTGGTATACTGTAGTATCAAACCCGTTTTCTGTTGATAAATATTTCCAATGGCAGAGCTTAAACCGTTACCGTATTTAGAATGGATTCGTACTATTGATAGTTCGCTGGTATCGGAATCTGACCTTTTTGCTAAATACAACGAATATCTGGTATCTTGGTATAATACTAAGAAAAAATCTAGCTCTGATTTCAATAGTTATAGAAGAGAGTTATATGTTGACCTACTAAAAGAAATAACTATCAATTATACGACAGCAGAAGAGCAGCGCTTTCTATCAAAAATAAACTTCAATGACAGGCAAGAACTCGATACTATAATACCTTTCTTCGTTACTCGCTTAAATCAAATATCAAAATACATCATCGACGTACGGCAGGATCTACGAAATGTAAAGCATGTACATTATCTGAAAGGTTCAGAACGGGGAGTTGCTAAGTCAGTAAAAGATACTATTACTAATTTATTAAATGATGAAGATTTTGTTGACAAATACCCGGTATCAAATATACCAGCAGTTAGTTCTGTTATAGATAATATCTATATTGAGATAGAATCCTTATATGACGAATATAGTCATTATTTTGATACTAATTCAACTATTTCCGCGGCCATTTATACGTTAAGCGCGGATAATGTTCTATTTACTGAGTCGAAAAGTAACACCGAAAATATCGATCCTAATATCTGGCTAGATCTTGATTATGCTATACAAGAATTGTTAAGTCAAATTCCATTACTGCTTACAGTAACTGAAGATGGCAACGACTGTATTTACGGCAAATCAGCTGATCAGAGTATTATTGGGATTAATATCCCGAGAACAGATATAACACAGCTCCCGGACAGTGAGTTTGTTAATCAGCTACCAAGTAAAGACACGTTAAACATAGTATATCAAGGCAAGCTTGTCGAAAAATACGCTGGCACAACGATGTACTACTTGAGTACCAATTTAACAAATACACAGTTCGTATCTGGCGTTCTGTTCGAACCTAAAACACCTAACCTGAACTATCTAAACAGATATAATTCTGGGCATGCTACTATACCAAGCAAATCAAATTTGGTAACTCTCAAAGATATTGGTAAGTTCTTTACACCCGACAAAGAAGGTGTATTAAACTTTGAGAGGATTGAATCTGATTATAAGCTCGACCCGACCGCCCTAGAGGCGAATACAATATATGTTTTTCCTGATCCTGACGAATATGGGACTGGTCGTGGTAATTCATTATTAGATGTACCGTCAGTACTCATCCATACAGACGACAATACGCGTATTAGATCCGGCAAGGAATCTCAAACACAATATGGTGATATTGTAAATGACAGACATATACAAAAGTTTTACCCGTATCAGTCTGTTGAAGAGTCACTGCAATTGCAAAGTACAGGTATTAGTAGATGGCATGATGACATAGATTTTTGGGAAGGTGACGAAAAGGATATATGGTCTAAATCAGATATATATGTTAAGAAGTCTCTGCGACCATATCCTGTAGAAGAGAAGCAATCTGATTTACTAATTAGAGAGGATAGTTTATATCAGTGGAAGACTGATATATACGGTAACGAGTTTGCTCTGTTCAAGCAAACTCGTCCTGTTGAACTGACTACTAATCAGACTGCAGGAACATATACAAATACTGCTGTACAAAATACTGGTGATACGTCTCATATATCATTGACGGGTGAGTTTAGCGATCCCAAGCATCCATATTTTCAATACCAGCTCTCCAATAATACAACGAAGTATGAGCAAAAAACATCACCATTATCAGCAGTATTATCAGTGTATGATAGATATAATTTAGAGACAGCTGACTTTTATTTTAGAAATGTATATTCCTCTGAGATATCTCCTACGTCCAGCGCGCTGAGCGCTATATTCATCAAGTACGAGAAGGATGAGGATATAAAAACTGAATTAAACAATAACATCAAAGCGTTTGATATCATTGGAAATGTCATTTTAGTTGAAACTAAAAACTTTTTTGTTGTTGAGAAGTTTGAATATGATCTAACTAACAATAGTTTTGAGTCTATTCTACCTCTACGCGTTATGGTGTCTATATCAGGAGATGATAGCAATTTCAGCAGGTTCGGTAACCCGTGGTATGATGAAAGAACGGAAAATATCTATTTCTTTAAGACATCATTGCATCCGTTTCTGTCTGCCTCTAACAGCAAATTAATATACCCGACAATATATTCATACAATATTAATGATAACGACTTCCGGGAAGTATATTCAATTAATACACTTGCTCCCGGATCGTCGGGAACTGTTGAACTAGATCAAGACTCATACAACCTTCTGTATAATGAAGGATATGTTGTAACATCCCCTTACTCTATCATCACGTCTGTGACTGGTGATAGCTTTAATATTACACGTATAGATCGACCTTTCGGTGCTTTAAGTACATTAGAAAATACTTACACCATTAACTTTTTCGGTTATGAACCGAGCGATGCCCCAATATTGCACAACTGGTATTATGATACTACTGACCGAAAAGCCCTAACTAAGAAACAACTGGATGTGTTTACTCCGAATAGAGCTGTGTTCAATCATAACATCGGTAATTACCAGACAGTATTAAGAAGCAACGGTATGTTATTGTCCGGTAATATACAGTCAAATGTTAATAGAGGCGGATCAGAAACGCGTCCAATATCGCTTGAAGGCGTTCAGTCACAAGTAGTATTCGGAGATGATGAATCTGTCGTTTATCCTCTATCATTCGGTACAACCGCTTCAGGGAGACATGCAGCGTCTCCTGGAGTAATTGACACAGATAAATTAACCGTACGTCTTGGTTCAGGTCTTAGTGCGTCAAAAACAGATGCACAAGGCGCAGGATCGGTCGAAGAGGCTGACACGGCTATTTTACCATATACACATAATACCGGTTATTTGTTAAATAACAGTGGGTTATCTGGTATAGGCAACGACATTGTTGTAACGTTTGATGTAGCGATGTATACTATTACAACTCAAAATTCAGCTTACGCGCAGGTAATACATGATTAATATATGAACCCGGTAAAATACCATCCAAAAAACATTAGACCGTTAAGCGCAACATATAAGCTTGACGATGATATTGACGTATCTGATATGAGAGTATATACGTCAGAAGGTTTAGGTATATTTACAATCAATGCTCTATCTGCGATCGAGGACGTTACATATAATAATTATAATCCATTATTTTTAACAGAAGCAAAAACAACAAATCATATTATGAAAATGGAGACGACGAAGACGTCGTATCCGAATTATATGCTCACATATCTCAAAGTTAAGGATAATGATCATTTCGTTGTCATCAATGGCAATCTCGGAACTGTAGCTGTTACGGGCGTTTCAGCTAACATGGACGATAGATATTTTTGCGAAATTGAGTTTATTAACCCGGTTTATTGTACAGTACGTCACCCATATGATAATGCACTGAAATATCTAACGGTAAATCCAGGCAACAGCTCTGCAATGACGTTTACTTCTAGAAGTAGCGGGAGCGACGCGGTACATGATAGACAGATATTTAATTATGTGTTAGATGAAACTAATAAAACAATAACATTGCTCCAAAATTTGTCAACTGAGCAGCATACTTCTATCGCATTGCTCATTCAAAACCATCAAAACGAAACGGATGCCGATGGAACGCCTGGTCTTTCAGCCATACCAGTACCAGGATCGCTAAGTATGTATAATTCTGGCAACAGGTTTGAATATAGAGATCTCAATACCGGTACAGTCTTTAATCTACAGACAACTTGGAATTCATATGTAAGCGCTGTCGACGATACCACAACTGATGTATCTACGTCTAATTCGCACCAAAATATTGAAAACAATTACGTTGTCACGTCTACTACTAATAATATTAGCTATAGCTCGCATCAAATAGCTACCGAATTTATACCTCTCAAAAATCAAGTTACCCCTGAAGGCGGAGTTAGTAGAAATAATCCATATACGGGCCCGCAGCCGGAAATTTCTCATCGCTCATACACTAAACTCCATACTGGTACATACGAAGAATATGGCAATGATTCTATGCATCTTAGTTATGACGCGAATATAAAGGAAATACTTATACCAGCAGACAAGCTAACATATTTTCATATGCCGCAAGTTATGTCTCCATATAACCGAATTAATATTAATGATACTACGTTATTGAAGTCTGGAGCAATTGCAGGTAACGTGCCTATAAAATCAGACAAGGTATTTAAGAAGCTAGATACATCGCAAAACAGTATACAAAATGTTCTCGTACCTAACGCGGAAGAGCTGAACGGTACGTGGCTGTGCTCGTGGCTTTCTGGCGCACCGAATTCTCCGCTTCAAAGAACCGGACCGATTTGGGTAGATAGATTTTTTAACTCAAGCTTCCACACAAGAACATCTGCATTGACGTCAGGCGCTATTGAGAATATTGTATATATAGACAAGGATGAAAGCTTGACACGAAAACTTGGCGCGTCAGCTGAACATATAACCATCTATGATAAGATGAGTGATTTGACGTTCGAACCAGGAATACTCTACGCGTATCATCATGTCGGTAAAAAGAATAGTCAAAAAGTTATTAATTCGATCAAGCATTCATTAATTGCTGAAAATCTAAACTTATATAAAGACTACAAATTAGTAAACATTTCGGTAGACGCGCCGCCTGTATATACATTTAATGCTGACAATTTCGGTACAATGAATTCTGTTAAGCATACAGGCTCATTTACTCTTAATTTCTGGATGCATAATATTAATTGGACCAAGCCTATAGGTGACCAAATAATTGGCAATTACATTACCAACGGTTTTGGTATATTTAATTACGACACTGTAACACCATTTATTGCTATACCAGATGAAAATAAGGTACACATATATAATAGCGATTTTGTTTATTTACATACACATTATATCAATAAACAGATCAGACTATTTAGTAAGAGAAGCTCGAGCGATAATTACTGGATAGTTGACGATAACAACGACATATATGAATATACGATTAACGGTACAATACAAAACAAAATAAGTAGCAGCCATTTAAGCGGTAAAATGCTGATAGATCTCGAGATAAGTGAAGATTACCTTTACATCCTAGTAAAGCCTAATAGTGATACAGCACAATATTTCAAATATAATCTCGGTAATAGAAGCTCAGGATATATTGGTACATTAGCCAATGCAAATGTCTGGAATTTCGGGACAGGAGCTTCTCATTTGACAGCCGCTAATATACACTCTGTAAGTAAGGGTCTATCTGCATCAACAGGAGTACTTGTTACAATGAGCGATGCGCATAGTGGCGCTGGTAGTTCTAATGTACATCCCACATCAGGATCTATAATTTTCGGTAACGGTAGTATGGTAGATAATAATGGCAGCCCATGGTCGCTACAAAATAATAAAGTATATACATATGATAATACAATATCAGCTAATATACTTGGAGTTAGTTCAGCTAATATTATTGAAGGTATAGGTTGTGATAAAGATAACAATATATGGGTGTTACATAGCAATAACAAGGTAAGTAAATTAAACAATAACAGAGCCGAGACATTCACTACAACGCTTTCATGTCTCACAGGAACCCTGTATAATAGATTTATCGACTTCATGTGCGAGTTTGATAGCAATGGAGATTATCAGACATATTGTATTACAACGAATCAGTCCGTATCAGGAGCAAAATTTGTAAAACTGTCGCTGAGTGGCGACGTGATTAGCTACACAAGTATCCTTAGCGGTACAAAGCTCGAAGACTCGACAATTAAGCATATATTAACGCCGCTATCAGGATGGAAAACAACAACTGGATTCGACTACGCTCGTAAAACTATAAATGATAGAGGCGAATATATTAAAGTAAAACTCGGTCTTTCAACTATCTATAATCCGAGTACAACTACATCAACATATTCAGCGTTTACTTTATCACATCCAATATCTGCATTAAAAAGCGGCTGGCACAATTTCTGCGTTGTGTTTGACTCCGAACGCGGTCAGTTAGATTTTTATATCAATACTATACATGTCGATAGTAAGAGTGTACCTCAAGGTAGATTTAGTTATTCAGATATATTCGACCAACCGTTAACTGTCGGTACATCACCATTTTATACTAAGCTACTTTTATCTGAGCATTTAGATCAACCTCAACATTATCTGCTTAACGGTATTAGTATGAAAAACATCTCGTTATACGATACTGCTTTAGATTACTTCGATATCAAATCATTGTATACTGCGCATACAGATACAGGGGCAATGAAATGGGATATCCCAATTGGTAAGCGCGGGTATATTGATACTATTGAGAGAGTATTTAAGCATAGAATCCCTGGCAGAAAGAGCGAGATGTTTAATGTTAATATTAGGAACACTACCCTAACGGACAGCAAGTTAAAGAGCGATGTAGAAAACATAATAAAAGAGCATCTTGACGAGATTGTACCGGCATATACTAAGTCGCATCTAGTTGGATGGGACAATGTATATAGTACGTCTGTTAGTTCCATCACAGGTAGCGTGCCATCTACAGTAGCAGTGTTAGATCCAAACCGAGGAGGAGCAATAAATGGCTATTGAAACGGTAAATAAATCATTAGATACAGCTGTTATAAGTACATCTGGGTTAGATGTTGAAATATCCACATATTTTACGCTAGATAGATATCTAGGTGATATGCTTACGTTGCCTTACAAGTTCGAAGACGTAAAGATAAAATCAAACGAGCTGTGTACGGCAGATAATGTTAACGCCGCTTTGTTTAAGCTTCATTATAACTTTTTATACTTAAATGCTCAAACAAAAATAGCCGATAATAATTTTCCGAGAAGCTATAAAGGCTTCATTGCGTCAGATGCCGATACCGGTAAAGATGAGGTAACGTGGTATTGGCCAGCGTCTGCAGCTACGAGTGATTTAAGCGAAATAGGAGCCACAGGCACAGCATTGTCAGGTCTTGTAGCTGGCGCTTTCGCGCAAAGTATTGACTCTCAATCCGAGTATGTAGGGGTTGTTGCAACGTCAGCTACATTATTAGGATACCGCAGTAATTTCGTTGACGATACAGCTTCTATTAATCTCAATAAACAATCTATTGAAGATGCCTCAGGCTTGCAATTTACTAATATTAAGTCGATGCAATTTAATTCCGAGAAACGATTGTTTGTAATTGACGGTTCAAACATTCATAAATTTAATGTCGATGCAGTTCTGACATCAAATAGGGCTGTTAGCGGTATTGGTAGATTTCTAATTAAAACAATCGGTGGCAAGAGTAAAAATATATACGATAAAGATAAGTTCAATAACCCTGTAAGTATATACGTCGATGGAGATGATGATGTATATGTTTTGGATAAAGATGATCACGGATTCAAAATTTACGACAAAGACCTAAACTGGAAGCGTACAGCGTCACGAAAATCTGAATATACAAATTTATCGGGAGGCTCACCTGTCAGCATAGCGGTTGACGACGTGACAAAAAATATTTTTGTATTAACAGATAATGGTCTATTGTTTGAATATACAAATGAAGCTACGTTAATCGGAAAAACACTCCTAGACGATCCTTTAGAGACCGACGAGCAATTTAAGCAAATTACATTTTCTAAGAAGCATGGTAATATAGTTTATGTCATGACAGATAAGAGCTTGTTCAAAAAGTTCAAAACGAAAATGTCAAAAAGTATTGGTGCATTTAGGCTTGCGGATAATAATATAACGACGCAGTCGCTAGCATTTACTAGCCTGATGCATGCCGATATATATACATATGACTATGTACATTTGGGCGGCAATTCGATACATACAGGCGTACCTAGCCAAGTTGGAGCAATATTCAAATTTAATGAAGATATCAATTATAAGACTTTAGCACATGATGGCTATAAGACTGATTTATATCCGTTAAGTGCCATTAATATTAAAGAGAGCGAATTCGTCACATCATGGGTTATTAATAAATCAATGCATAAATTAATTTATAATCACTTGCTATTAAGAGATAATATGAACTACAAATACGTAGGCCAATATGATGCAGTTGGTAGGTTACAATTTGTTAAAGCTCGCAATTTACTTGATACAGATCCAAATCTATTTGGCTATGCAACAGATTTAGATAATTTTGTAGGTATAAATGAGCCTATGTTCGCCGATACAATCAATCGACCGCTACATGAGATATATAAAATCCAAGAAAAGCTGATAGAAATGTGTAACGAGTCTATCACAAATAAGTTTCCGTACGCGTCACAGGTTGTTGAAGTTAAATAGCTCGATTTATACAAAAGACACATAAATAATCATAGATATGGCATATAGACTGTTAAAAACTAGTGAACTTTCGTCAGTGCCAGTTGGCTATTCAATGGTCACGGGCGACTTATTACAGGCAACTGTAGGTGCCCAGACTGCTGGTCCTTCATTATCAACAATAAAACTGGAGCTCGGTGAGTTATTTGCATGGTCTGTTACACCTAGTAATACGTTCAGTTTATGGGTATCCGGTACTGATGATAATGTCTATAATAGAAGCGGCG